AAAAATAATTAAGATTGATTTCGAAGCGGAGCATTTCAACCGTACCGAGATAGCAGCAAAACGAGTTCAGCAGATTTATTTAGCCACGATAAAGGAAGCAGCTCAAATCGCTACCTCAATAACTAATGTAGACCTTTCTAAGCCGTTTTCATTTGCGGACTATCCAAGTACCAACGCAAGAGTAAAAAAGCTAATAGCGACCCATTACGGCATGGTATCGAATGTAATTACCAATGCTACACTAGAAGAGTGGAGCGAAGCCTGTATAAAAAGTGCTGAATTAGTAAAAGCGATTGCCGGCAAAACAAAACTTCTACCTGAGCAAATTGCAAAGTATGGAAATAGGAACCTCGAAGCACTGAGCGCCTTTCAAAAACAGAAGTACAACGGACTCGGTTTGTCGGATAGAGTTTGGAACTTATCGGCTCAATTCAAAACCGATTTAGAGATGGGCCTAGATTTAGGGTTAGGTAGTGGAATGTCAGCAACCGACCTTAGCAGAGAATTGAGGGGTTTCCTGAACAATCCCGATGAACTGTTCCGAAGAGTTCGTGATAAGAACGGAAATTTGAAACTTTCAAAACCTGCAAAAGCATTTCACCCAGGAGCGGGACGTTATCGGAGTTCGTACAAAAATGCAATGCGACTAACTCGGAACACAATCAATGAAGCATACAGGGAAAGCGATCATCTGCAAAGGCAGCAATTAGATTTCATTGTCGGGTTTGAAGTGGTTCGCTCCAATCATGTTTTTGCCTGTCCTATTTGCGATGCACTGAAAGGTAAATATCCAAAGACGTTTCACTTTGTTTCGTGGCATGTTCAATGCAGGTGTCACGTTCTTGAAATACTAACAACCCAAGAGGAATTTATCAGTAAGCAAAAGCGGTTATTATCCGGCTTAGCAGATATTCCTTCTAAGTCAGCGAATGAGGTTACCCACCTACCCGATGGATTTAATAAGTACATGAAAGACAACAAAGAGAAAATCCGAAGGTCGAGTGATAGAGATACGCTCCCTAACTTCATAAAGCATAACAGAAATTTAGGTATAATCAAGTCGATTCTAACCGTAAAATAGTAAAGGGCAGCCGATTGGTTGCCTTTTTTGATGGTATAAAGTTAAACTATTCATAAACGCTAAAATAATATGCAAAATGTGATTGTAATACAATCATATATTAGTACCTTTACATAAAGAAATCAACTAATAAAAAATAAGCATTATGGCAACTCTTAGGACTTCAAAAGAAATTAAAGACTACTTTATTAGTTTGGGTATTGATAGTGAACTAATTAATAGTGTGTCTATTAACATACAGAACAATTTATTTGGAAAGGGAGTTGCTGCAGATGGGCTTTATATTCATTCATTTGGGAAGGACAAAAAACCTGCATTGTGGGTTCGTTCTATCAAAAATTTAGATAGGTTTCATTTTGTTTGTCTTCATGAACTTGGTCATCACATGCACTATTCGGTTATGCCTTCTTGGACAAAAAATGCAACTGAATCGCAGAAAGAGGGTATTGCTAATTTATTTGCATATGGCGAATATAAAAGATTTGTATCATGATTCTATATTTTGAAATGACATTTGAAGAGTTCTGTTTATCTATAAAAACAATTAATTCCAAACAGTATTGCGAAGATGTTTATAGACTGGGTAAGACTCACTGTATAGGTTGCTATTACTACCTTTATGTGGATAACGATTTACAATTTATTAATCCCGTTTTGAAAAAAGATAGAGGTAAAAAAATTCTGAAATCATTTTATAGCACATGTTCTATTCAAGACGTTAAGGAAAAGGCTTATAATTATATAATTGAATATGCAAAAGAAAATCAACTAATTTAAATCAGTATTAAAAAAGCAACCGAATGAAACACACAAAAGGAGCATGGTACTACTTTAAAGACCACGCAGGAACATTCACAATCAACACGGAAAAGGGAAACATTGCACAGGTGTTCGCTCCCGAAAATGCAGAGCCAGGGGAAGAAGAAGCAAACGTAAAAATAATGAATGCCGGTTCTGTAATGTTGAAAGCTCTTCAATCAGCTAAGAAGGATTTTGAAATGTTGTTGGACGGAACTTGGGAAATGAATAACGAGGGATTGGAGTCAACTCTATCAGTATTGAATAACGCAATAAATAAGGCAATAAAATGAAATATACAGAAGGAGAATGGTTTGTAAGTGGTGGGAATGAAATAGTTTCAATGCCATCACAATGTAAAATAACAAATAGAGTAAGCGGTTGGAATCAACAAGAATCAGAAGCAAACGCACAATTGATAGCTAATGCTCCGGCAATGTTTGAAGCATTGAACCACATTACCCATATTTCAGAAGCTCATTCAGTAAAGGGTTGCACTTGGGGTGATACTGATTTGGACAGTGTTTCAGTTGCACACGGATATAATCAATGTTTGGAGTATTTACAAGAAATCGCTGCAAAGGCAGTACTAAAAGTAATTATATGAGCGAAACATTCAACCAAAAGAAATTCCTATTGCCGGATAGTTCAAATAGCATGGCTTGTTATCATGCTAAAATCATGGAAGACGGAATTATGAAACTCACTATCCACGATTGCAAGGGTTCAATCCAATTGCATAACGATTTGACTAACCCCGAAGAAGTCCCCGAAGCAATTAAAAAGCTCGAAAGTTTAATCAAAGGTCTTGGAGAACTTCAAGATTTTATCTACCAAAATCATTTTAAAAAAGTCGTATATGAAAAAAGCTAGAGCAACAAAGGAGAATAAAAAGCCTATCACGAAAGATGATATACTTGACGAAATTGTCCCAAAAAGAGCAGTTGAAAAAAATGCAAGAGCGTTGAAGGTATTCAAAATGAAACCTGATCTAAAAACAAGAGGTGTAAACTCCACGGATTTTGGATTTACTCAAAAGCTAATGATGTTTGTTTTGCCGAGTTTGACTAACACTGAGATAACAGAGAAATTCAAGCTCAGACTAAATCACGAACCGGTTTCAAATTTTCGTAAAGTAAAGTCAGTATGATAGCATTTCAGGTAACAGCGTATTTAATTATAACAATCGGAATAGTCCGTTTTCTCAATGTAGTTTTAAAAAATATCTAGTCATGACAGAAAAAGAAGTAAAATTGCTTGAAATAGCAAAAGAAATAATTGAGTTGAATAAGTTTGGTTGTTTGGATTTAAAGCTTACAGGTAGCTTAATGCTTGCACACATGGGAATAAATAAAAGAAGGGAAGCAAACGACATTGATTTTCTTGTTGCTGATTATGCAATTGCAGAGGTTGGAAATGAATTATGTCCAATTTTGCCCGATGGTTTTCAAATGGACTACGAAGGGAAAAGGTCATGTCCAACAGCAATAAAGTTTATAAACTCAGTATCGAATTTGAGTATTGATTTTTTACCAACACATGAAGGCTCTGAGATTGTAGACGGTATCAACTGCAGCGATGTTGGTTATTTGATTCAAGCAAAAGAAATGATTATTGAACAAACGCCATACGAGGAAACTGCGATTAAGCACATTGAAGATTTAGAGTACTTATACAAACATAACGATTTTTAATCATGGCACAGAAAAAAACAAGAAACGACTACGAAGCGTGGCTAAACAAAATCGGTTGTACTCTCCCGAAACAGTATTTTCAATTTGGGGAAAAGAATTATTTCCGTTACGGAGAAAATCAAACGAAGTACGGGACCACAATGCGACTCCACGACCCTGAGCAGTTCAAAGAAGGTTATCCTATTTGGAAAGGGGGAAGATATGATTGATGAAGAAAAAGTTCCTCAGACAATTGAAGAGGCTGCAGAAGAGTATTTAAAAAATACTGTTGGGTGTATAAGCAAACACGCTTCTGAATGTGTAATTATTGATTTTGTAACAGGCGCAAAATCCGAAGCAGCAAAGGAGTATTGGAGAGCAGAGCTAAAAAAGGAAACCATTTTCGAAAGAGTTTCAGGGCTTGGCCGGATTGCAATTATTGGTCATTGTGGATTGGATGGAATGGTTGAAAGAGTCGGACAATTAGCTATGGAGAGAGGTTGTGAAATGACATTTTTGGATGATAGTAATGTTCAAAAAGTGTTCTCAATGAACAGTGGTGTTCCTTCTATGAAAGAAGAGTTTGAGAGATTAAGCCTGTCATTGCATAATATTTTAGAGGACTATTCCCCACGACCCTACGACCGAAAACAGATGTCAAACAATAATTATAAAAAGAAAAGGAGAAAGTAAAATGAAAGCAACAATTTCAGTAAAGCAAGAAGTAAACATTGTGACGTTACACGTTGCAGCACAAGTCCGTTATTGGGAAGATTCCGAAATAAACGGAGAAAGCGATTCAGAAGATGGGAAACTGATTCCATGTAAAGAAGGTGAATTATGGTGTCCGATTATAAATGTCGATAGTGGTATTATAACCAATTGGGAGCAGGGCAAAAAGGCTGAGATTCACTACAAAATTTGTGATTCAGGCAGTTACTACTTGAAGGATGAAGAAGGCAATACAGTACTTCAAATCGAGGAAGACTACGTTCCTAAAATGCTTGACCCAACAGATGACGGCTATGGTGACTATATAATTTTCAACGTTGACGAAAATGGTTTAATCGAAGATTGGAAGCAAACACTTGACGGTTTTGTTGGTGATGAAGATTAAATATGTAATATTCAGATTGTCAGTATATTAGAAAATAAATGTTATTTTATTACAGAAAAGTGATTGTAATGCAATCACTTTTCTGTATTTTTGTTGCCTATAGTTTAAGACTTAGGCTACAAACCGTTATGAAATATCGTAATTGTTAGTTTATAGGATTTGTATTCAGGTCTTGCAAACAAAAACAATTAATTCATAACAGAATGAAAAACAAAGTATTAGCACAATTAAAACTCAAAGCGTCATCGTTGGGGTTTAATCAAACAGAGCTTGACGGAGTTGCAACATCCATTGCTGCAAATCTTACAGCCGAATCCACAGATGATGAAGTTGCGACAGCAGTCACAACCGTACTCCCTTACTTGCAATTATCGCAGTCTTCATCCAATCGGATAATCAATGCAGAGAAAGCAAAACAAGCTACCGAAGCACTCGCTAAAATTGAAGCTGATAAAGAAGCTGCAAGAATACTAGCAGGGGGCACACCACCAAAAACAGATGAAACCAGTGCAATGGCTATCCTCGAAGCAAGACTTAAAGCGCTTGAATCAGGCAATGCATCCAAAGACAGAAAAGCAACTTTTGAAGCAACTTTGTCAGGGCTAATGCCAAAGCAAAAAGAATCCATGTTGAAAGACTTTGACCGTATCAACTTTACAGACGATGCGGATTTTCAAACGTATCTAGCTGAAAAATCAGTCACGATCCTTGGAATTAATCAAGAGTTGGCAGACGAAGGCCTTTCTAAAATGGCACGTCCTGCAGGTGGTGGCAGTGAAAAAACTGAACTTGACGAGTTTGCAAAAATGCAAGCTGAGATAAACAAAACTACTTAATTTTTAATAAATAAATTATGGATTATCAAGCAACCCCCCAAAGTGGGAAAAGTTACATTCACATGTGGGATGTAGCATCGACAGTTGTTTTCGTCGGTGGTTTTCTTGTTGACAAATCATCTTTGCCCCTTGGCTTAGAAGTGTTACCGAAAGGAACATTTTTAAAAGTTGACTTGACTGAGAGAAAAGCATCAGTTGTAAAAACAGCTATTTTGTATGAAGCGATTACTGCGCTTTCAACTGCGGTAAAAATCAAAAAGGGTTCATTGCTCATTGCAACCGATGTAGTCGGAACAGGAGCAAACAAATCAGTGGTAGGTGTAATCACAACTACTGACCCATTGTTCGACAGTTTCCCTATTGTTGCAAACGCTCTTGGAGTTATTGCTTTGGGTGGAGTTGTTCAGTCGTACACTGCTGCAGGTGTGGCAATCAATCCCGATGGGTTGAATTTCTGCAATGTGGATATTGATGCTCAACCATCATGTTCTGTAATCTATGAAGCCCGTGGAGTTGTGCCGGAAGCGTTGCCTAGTGCAATCACTGATGCGATTATCGGAGCTTTGAAGTTCGTCCAATTTCTTAAAAAATAATCTGCTATGAAAAACATTTTAGAAACCATTCAAAATCCGGTGTCATTCAGCATTTTCGTAAATGAAAATATGAAGACTTCTACCTACCAAGTGGGTTGGACTGCGGAAATGGATGTTGAGTACGAAGCTTCAAAAAGCTTTAGTGCTATTACTGCAGACTATGCTGCTGCAATTTTGGGTACTGTTATCGACAAAAATGGTGAACGTCCAAAACGTGACATGCCATCTATCGGGGACATTACAGGTAAAATCACTCGTATGGGTGACGAGTGGCAAATGGATAATGACCGTTTGGAAAGATATTTCCTTATGGAAGACCGTTTCCGTAATTCTCAAAAGAATTTCAGCACAGTGCAGAAATTAGCTCAATATAGTGCGTTGACTAAATACCTATTCAATCCGTACGAACTTGCTGCTATAGCTCCCCACAGACGTATTTTAGCACAGTATTGGGAAGGTCTTTCTACAGGTTCAATCTCACTTACCAAAACTAACAACGAAGGTGGTTTGGTTTGGTCTGCTGCTTTGGATTTACAAATGGCAAAAAATACTCTTCGTGCTACTGATATAGTTTGGTCGAAAGCCACTCTTGCAACAATGAACGTGATTGATGTTTTGCAGAATGCGGAAGAGGTAGCAACTGCTGCAGGTAAAACCGTATTGAAACACAGAATGAGTAAAGCTACTGCTGCTTTGGTTTGTCAGTGTTCACAGTTGAAAGGGTTAATCGGTATGAACTTGGGTAAAATCCAAACTTTGACAAGTCCGGCCTTAGGAGTTGCAACTGTAAATCAATACTTGGCTGCAATTGAACTTGCACCTATCGAAGTGATTAAAGAAGTTGGTTATTTGGCAGATGGAAATTCATTCTCAATGTTTGCAGATGGACGTGTTGTTTCTCAATGTGCTCCAAAAGTAGCTGTTTTGAAAGTATCTGATTCTTTGGAATTAGTTGATCCACATCCGAACAAGGTTTATGCTTCATTCAATGATAACCTGGTTTCTCAATGGAGAAATGAAAAAGGTCGTTTCATTGCTTACGAAATGTACGCTTTCCCTGTATTTACAGGACGTGGTGACGTATTTATTTTGGACGTAACAACTAAAGCAGAAGCTTAATCTGATGACAAATTTACAAGCTATCCGAGAAGATGTACAGCCCTATCCGGTTAGGCAAACGTTGATTGAAAGACTATGCGAAAAGTATAGTCTTTCACCAACCGAAGCAGTAAACAATGAGGTTTTAGTAACTACCATAGTTATTGAAATCCTCAGCCAAATGCTTGCCTTAAATAATGTGTCCGAAGGTGGTGTTTCCATATCTTTTGATAAGGAATCAGTATCCATGAACATTAAACGGAAATGTGCTGAAATCGGCTTGGATAGCTCGAAATTTGTAAACGGGCCAACTGTAACACTTTTGGAGGATTGGGGATGAACGGTACTATTCAGTCACAAATTATAACAGGCGGGGGTAAGGATGCAGAAGGCTATCCGATTAAACCTGTCATTACTTGGAGTAATTCTATCGAGTGCAAATATATCGAAAACACATTCAACAATAGAGGTAAATACATTGATGGTAGTTTCACACAGATGTCATTCTCTATAACGTTGTTTGATTTAGATTTTGATGCAAAAATAGTCCGGCTTACAAGTAATCGAGGTAAAATAATTTGCGAAAAAGAAGTCCAAAGTCTTAATGTTCTTGACGAAATTCAACGTGTAAAAATAACTATCTGATGCACTTTACTGCAACGTTTAGCATGGCCGACATAGAAGCTGAAATCAATAAACAAATTGAAATCAACAAAAAGGTTGTCATAAGCACGATGATTTATATTGGCAAAGAGTGTGTCAATGAAGCTAGAGGAATGAATACCTATGAGGACCAAACAGGAAACCTGAGAAGTTCGATTGGGTTCATGGTTCTTAGTGATGGTGTTGTTGTTCATCAATCAGCGTTTCCGGTTATCAAAAAAGGTTCAAAAGGAAAAACGGAAGGAACTACTTTTCTAAATTCTCTAATCGCTGAACATAGCAGAGGGATTGTATTAGTGGTAGTTGCCGGAATGAAATATGCTTCTTATGTGGAAGCAATGAATTTGGTTGTATTAGCTGCAGCCGAGTTACTAGCAGAGAGAAGGGTTCCTGAATTACTCAACCAATTAGGATTTAAAAGAAGATGACGAAAACAGGCGGTGAAATAGTAACGGTAATTTATAACTCGGTAAAATCGAGTTCTTTGAGATTAGCAGTAGAAGGTAATTTGTACAGAGATGATGCAAGACCATTGAACGCTACGACTGAGGATATTGTCGTTTCTATACTCACAGGAGATAATGAACAAATTCAATCGGGGTTTATTAATCTGAATATTTACGTTCCTGATATTGATTTAGAAGGGGTCAAAATTAAAGATTCAAAACGCTGTACTGAGTTGGAAATTATCGCAAACGCTTTCGTTGGGTCTATTTCTCTACTCTCGGAATATCAATTTGCCTTAGATAAAATGGTTCAGTCTTTCGCTGTAGAAGGTATTGAACAGCACTTTATTAATTGCAGAATTAAATTTAGATGTACTACTTTTTAAAATAAAAAACTATGTCAATACTAGCATGGGGGAAACCCTTAATTGAATTTACAGTAAGTACAGCGGGAGCAATTCCTGTTGCTGCTGTGTGGGCTCCAATGCCTGCAAGTAAGCTTGACACCTCAAAACTTACTACCACTAAAGGCACGAAATTGGAAGCCACAGAGGAAGGCGGTGCGTTAATCGACTCAAAATCTCAGGCAAATAAGTATGTGTTTGTTACTGAAATCTTTGTGAAGAAAGGTGACGAACGACCAATCCCTGACGAAGACGGTGTTATTGATTCCAATTACGGTTGGCGTCTGACTCCCGAAGATGATACTTTGGAAGGATATATCATGGAAAATGCATCTGTTTCAGTTGAAGAAAATTGGACTTCAAAAGATGGTTCATCTTTGATTTATACTTTTGACGGCTTGAAACCCGCTGCAGGTAAAATCGTGAAACCATACACAAAAGCCTAAACAAAAAACAGGTTTTATAAACTCTAAAAAAGGACTTGTTTTGTAGAAAATGAGTCCTTTTTTTATTTCTATTTTAAAATCGACTTTTCGGGCTTGAAAATAATTACTGTCACAGTAATGCCACAACAATAAGCACTATTGTAACAGAAACACCAATACAAATACATTACTGTGCTAACAACTCCATAGAGTAGAGTAGAGTAAAGTAAAGTAGATAAGAGAAGAAAAGAGAGAGAGAAAGCGCCCACAAAATAATCGGATATTTTCAGGGGTTTAAAACAAGAAAAGTGATTGCATTACAATCATAAAAGACTACTTTTACACATTCACAAAATTAGAGCAATGGGCAAAGTAGAAATTTGGAAAAGTATTGACGGATTTGAAGATTATGAAGTAAGTAATCTAGGAAGGATTAAGAGCTTAAAATATAATCAGACAAACATACTTAAAGCGGGTACGGATAAAGACGGTTATTTACATGTAGTCCTCTGTCTTAATGGAAACTTAAATGTAAGGAAGGTTCACAGACTTGTGGCAATTGCATTTATTCCAAATCCCGAAAACAAGGAGACTGTAAATCATAAGGATGGGAATAAGAAAAACAACGAGGATGATAATTTAGAGTGGAATACCATTACTGAAAATATAAGACACTCTTTCGATGTGCTTAAGAGAAAATCAAGTTTTGGCGGTCTTGGGAAATTTGGAGCTGCGCATTGTGGTTCAAAAAAAATAATTCAGCTAAAAGATGGCATTGAAATTAATCGATTTGACAGTCAATCAGAAGCATTTAGGGAAACAGGGATAAGTTATAAACATATTTCAGAAGCATGTAACAACAAAGTAAAATCAGCAGGCGGTTATCAATGGCAGTTTGCAGTTTAAAAATAATAAAATGGGAAATACATCAGAATCAAAAATAGCAAATACAATTTTAGAGCGTCACCAAATCGTAATGATTGGAGATATGGAATACGAAGTTGCTCAGCCCAGCACTGCAACACTAATCGAAGTATCTGAATTAGTATCGCAATTACCATCAATCAAGCTAGATTCAGAAAATATATTACAGGAGACTCTTATGATAGCCAAAGAATGCCGTCTATTGGGAAAGATAGCTGCGACACTGATATTAGGTGCTGTCAGGCTCACAAACTCACAGCCGAGCAAGTTAAGTCGCTTAAAGAGCCTTATTCAACGTCAACCAAAAAGGAGAGATGTTGAATGCGAAGAGTTAGGGAAGGTAATACTTTCAAACATGAACCCGAAAGAGCTAAATTCATTAATTGTGAAAATCCTAAGTTCTATGGAGATTTCTACTTTTTTTTCATTAACCACTACCCTACTAGATGTAAATCTGCTAAGACGAACAAGGGCGGTGGTTTAAATGACAGTATTTGGGCGATGATAGCGGGTGTAGCAAAGGCTTACACATACACTTTCGATTATATTTTATATGAAATGACCTATGCAAATTTAGTGATGTACAGTTCAGTATTACCGAGCAGTGACGATGAAGAGGAAAAAGAAGAAGTGACAATAAATGCCGATGATCCTAAAAATAAGGATTTGATTAACCATGAACTTTTTGACTAAAAAATTATGAGCGGAGAATTAAGTTTTGTATCGGGTATTGATAACGCCAAAATGAGAATGGATGCGAGAGAAACGCAAAATCTAATTTTAGGTGTTGGGAATACTGCTCAGGCTGAATCGGCTAAAATGGAAAACAGTTTTTCAGGAGCCGGCAAAGCATTTGCTTTAATTGGTGGGAGTGCTGCAATTGCAATGCTCGGAAAAGAAATACTCGATACAACTGCTAAATTTGAAAAGTTCGGGATTGTTCTTAGAAATACTTTGGGCGATACGAAAGGAGATGCAGCACTTAACATGATTGCAAATTTTGCAGCAACAACTCCGTTCCAATTGGACGAGGTGACGGCTGCATTTATCAAAATGGCTAATCAGGGTTTTGTTCCTACTCAGGGCGAAATGGTTAAGCTTGGTGATTTGGCAAGTACTACAGGAAAATCGTTCGACCAATTGACAGAAGCGTTATTGGATGCTCAGACAGGGCAATTTGAAAGACTGAAAGAATTTGGTATCAAAGCAAGCGCCCAGGGCGATAAGGTTACTTTCTCTTTCCGTGAGCAAAAAACAACCGTTGACAATACCAATTCAGCAATACAAAAATACATTTTATCGCTTGGCGAATTGAAAGGCGTTGCAGGTTCAAATGCTTTAATCTCTGCAAGTCTTACAGGTGAGTTGTCCAACTTAGAAGATAAGTTTTCTATGATGTTCAATACTATTGGTAGTGGGAACAAAGGAGTACTTTATGAAGGTGTCGGAATGGTAACATCTTTGATTGACAACTATGAAATAGTAGGTAAAACTATTCTAGGGTTAGTTGCAATTTATGGGTCTTACAAAGCAGCCGTAATCGTTGCAAATGCTGTAAGTGTAATTCAAAAGGAAATTGCAGTTCAACAGATGTTAGCTAATATCGGCAATACAGGTGCAACAATTTCTTTGACAACTGCAGAAGGAATCGAAGCAGTCGTAAAAAGCCAACTTACTAAAGCTCAGCTAGCCTTAAACGCTTCAATGTTAGCCAACCCCTACGTTATGGCAACGGTTGCCGTTGTCGCTCTCGGTGTAGGTATTTATGCCTTATCTCAGAACCTAAGCGATGCACAAAAAGCACATGAAAAACTAAATGAAACCTCTAAGAGCATGGAAACATCTGTTCGTGGGGAAGTAATTCAAGTAGATACACTTTTTGCAAGACTAAAGGCAGCTAAAAAAGGGACAGACGAATACGCATCAGCTAAAGGTGCAATCATGTCGCAATATGGTCAATATTTGAAAGGGTTAGGGAATGAAACAACCGCTTTGAATAATGTTGCTTTAGCTCAAAGAACAATCACTGAGGAAATAATGAAAACAGCACGTGCAAGAGCTATGACTACTGCAACGGCTGACGCATCCAATAACTTAGCTACTACCCAAGGTGACATAAGCGAAAAAATGAAAAAGCTTATTGACCAAAAATTCGGGAAAGATAGCAAGCAGTCACTTGAATTATTCGCAAAACTAAAAGGTGTTATTCAACAGGGTGGTCATGTTAGTGAATCATTCGGGAAGTTATTCGATGAAACAGTTTATCAACAACAAGGTCAGTTTGGTGGAACTACTACATACGTGGATAACGAGCTTAAAAACTTACTCACAAAAGCAAAACAAGCGAAAGCATTATTCAGCGAAATACAAAAAGATGCAGAAGTTAAGTTTGGTTCTGCTACCACTAAAGACGAAGTAAAAGACAAACCTGTTGTGTCTGAAACTCCGGCACAGGCCAAAGCTAGAGAAGCAGCAGAAAGAAAGGCAGCCAATGCAGCAGCTAGAGCAGAAAAAGAAGTTCAGAAAATAAATGATGCAAAACTAAAACTCATTGAAGATTCAGCGAATGCAGAATTTAAAGCTGAACAGGCTAAAATAGACAATCAAAATACCATTATATCAATGCAAGAGGACGGTTT